TTTGCCTACCGAGCAGGCGCTTAATGCAAATAATAATGCAAGCACTAAATAAAATTTATTCATTTTGCTCCTCTATTTTTTCTTCTTCGTCTTTTACTTGACAACATGTACCTGATTTTTCTTTTTCGCTGGTATGCATATTGCAAGTTTTTTTTTCGTCTATTGGCATGAGAGACATTCCTCATTGTTTACTGTAGCTCCCTGAGGATTACAATTACATTTTTCGCACGCACATACACCATTGGCATCTGAATGTTCGCTTACATTACAGTGACAATCACACAAACAATTTTTACACTTAGTCATTTTTACTTGGTAATCCACTTGCCAACCATTTAATAAATTTATTCCATGGTTTACAAATAATACCTATTATTTTTTTAATCATCCTTGGTCTCCTCAATGTTATAGAAGTACTTATCAGTATCTTCTGTTTTCCATTTACTACTATCTTCTACGTTCCATATTGTTGTTTGTACTTTCCAATCAAATGGAACTTCATCTTTAACAGTAAATGAAGGAATGCTCCATATTAATCTATTATTTGGTTGAGCTGCATAATTTCCATTTTCGAGGGCCATTATGTGGGCGCATTTATGTTCTGCCGGAATCTCTGAATGATCCGTATCAACTATATTACTCTCTGGGTGAGCCCAGTCAACTGTGAAAAGATAGGTACCGTGATACCATTTCTTATCTTTTCCAATATATTTTCCTGATTGTCCTAGAAGGATGTCAAAAGTACTAACACTAGGATAGTAACTAAAACAATTCCAAAGCTCCAACTCGTCAAGTCGCATCCGAGGAACTTTTTTAACATCAAAGCCTCTTTGTATGAACGCAGAGATTGGCAGGCGGTAGAATACAGCTCCATTCTCCATAATTGCGTGAAAGAGTATCGCACTCCCTGAAATCGATGCCATCCCAAAGATGACACAGTCTTCAGCTTCTCCCACATGTCCGGAAAGGTCATAGAGATATTCCCTCCTGATCTGCGAATACATCGCAGGAATATTCGCGTTTAAGTAAGCCATCCAACATAAAACTCCTACGTTGCGATGATTATTAAAACAACAACTACTGCTACAGCAATAGATATTTTAGGATGAGCTTTGATTTTTGCCCACGCCTTATTAATGTGTTCCATAGTTTCCTCCTGTGTTAATCGTAGATATCTCCCCAATTTTTACCAAACTCATAGTCTACTTTATTAGGGACTTCTAATTCAACTGCAGATTCCATGATATCCACTATTCGTTTAGCTTGTTTATCATCTTCAATAGATAAATCAAGTTCATCATGAATTTGAATATGAGCTACTATGCCCTCTTTATAGAGTTCTAACATAGATTTTTTTGTCATATCTGCTGCAGAACCCTGAATTAATTTGTTTAAAGATTTGTTAGTATAAGCTCGTTTGATTCCTGGTCCGTGTTCCCTGAGTGCTTCCTCATGTGGTAATGCTTTATGCATCCCGAATGAGTTTGGTTCCCATAAATGAAACCTGCAGAGTCGACCCAGTAACGTTCGAATTTGTCCTCGTTCCTGTGCTCGGTTAGAAGCTTTATCCATTAGCTGTTTAACGAAGGGTACGCGACTGTGGTAAGTATTAAATAAGTCAGCTGCTTTTTCTTTCGTCACTCCTAGTTCCGCTTGAAGTTTACCTTTACCCATTCCATAAAATAATCCTAAATTAATTGTCTTGGCTTGAGATCGAGGAATCTCTGCCATATCTGCTACGGTTTGATGGAAATCGGATTTAGAATTTTCTTTGTAAGAATCTAGTACCTCATAAACTGATGGAAGTTTATAAAGAGCTGCGTAATGAACGACGAGTCTTGGTTCCTGTTGATTGTAATCGAAACATCCCCATTTACATCCTTCTTCAGGTATAAATAAACTTCTGATCTTGGGCCCAAGATCTTTATTACGTGCAGGAATCTGTTGAAGGTTAGGGTTCTGATAAGAAAATCTTCCAGTAACTGTACCTCCTCCTGCATTTCTAAGTTGGTTAATCTCTGCATGAATTCTTCCTTTGTGTTCATATCTTAAAATAGAATCAATGAATGTAGTATGAGCTTTATTAATTTCTCTAGCTTTAGCAATGAGTCGTACGACCGGATGTTTATGTTCTTGTAAAAAATTTTTAGTAAAAGATGGAGCAGATGTTTTATCTGTTCGAGGGTATTCTATTTTTAACATATCAAATACATTAGCGACAGATCGTGCTGCCCATATCTGAGTGTCAATGTTAGTTTCTAATTTTATTTTCTGCAGAATTTCTTTTTCTTCCGCCATGAGGGATTTTTTCATAGCCTGAGCTCTTTCAATATCAACTCGAACGCCTTTGAATCGCATGTCGACTAGACATGGAAAGAGATCTGTTTCTAGATCAAAGATGTCCTCCACATCTTGTTGAATAATTTCTTTTTTAAGTTCTTGCCATAGCCCCAGAGTAATTTCTGCATCGCGCTCGGCGTAAGATCCAGCGTGCATGGCAGGCAACTTATACATCTCTGCTTTAGGATCGATGCCCCATTCGGATGCAGCTTCTGCAAGTGCCCTTTCATTTTTACCATAGCCTAAATAATGCCAGGATAAACTATTAAGATCATACCTGAATCTATTTTCATCCGTGACTGCTGCAGCCAGCATAGTACAAACGATATCGCCATTGATCTTAAAGCCCATAGCTCTTAACCAACAGACGTCATAAATAGCATTGTGAAATATTTTTGTGGAAGGAGCTTCTAAAACATCTTTAAGCCATGATAACACTTTGGCTTTCTCCATATTACCGCCACCTTCATGAGCAATTGGAAAGTATCCTTTGTAATAAGAAGTTGCGACGGCTATGCCTATCACTTCTCCATTACCAATAATAGAACCCGATCCTTTTTTAATAAGATCAGGATCTTTTGTTTCTAAATCGATTGCAATTTCATCTACCTGTCTTAAGTCTGGAAATTCTGTCGGCTTCACCCATTCAGTCTGGGCTTCAAATCTAGGAATTCGCATTAATTATGTGGACACCTTTCTTTTTTTAAAATATTTTTTAAGTCTCCAATTTTTACTTTATTATTGACGACTCCTTTCATTGATAAATCTTTCCATTTATTGTAGCCGTCTATCCAACTTTCTTGAGGGCCATAATCTCTTTCAATAATCATATCAATATAGTGTTTTGCTTTTTCCAAATCTTGAACTTCTCCTTTATGTGCGTGTCTGCAGATATATTTAATAGCATTTCCTTCTGCAAATTGCAATTTGTTCTTGTTTATAAACTCACTCGGCTGAACCACCATGTTCTTGTAATGGGATCCTCCTATTTGTTTTTTATAGACGTTCATATTCTCCTGTCATTGTTGTCTGGGTTTTCAATTTCATTCCAGTCAGGTCTCCATCTTCTGTGAAAAGAATCTTCATCCATTGACCATGGTTTCCTAAGAGGAACGGGACCATAATTTCCTAGTTCTCTTCCTGTTTGTGATCTAAGGACCCAACAATCAAATATTCCTCGACTAAACATGGTATAAGCTAGTCTTCTTTGAACATAAAAATCCTCTGGTTTCATTCTGTATAGGGTTAAATCACCAACTACATTATCAAATGTAGTTCCTTTTATATCATGAATACAGCCATACTTAATTCTAATATCATCTTCTGGATTAAATCCTTTTCTTATAACGTCTTTTATATAAATCATTCGATTGTCATGATCTTTTTGTTTTTTTAAAAGTAGATCAAATGCTGTGCCTAAATTAGGTTTTAAAAATTCTAATTTTACTACTTCATTATAAGTATAGTCTCTTTTAACCCATCCTTTAAATTTTTCTAAGTTTCCTTTCCCGTGTATTATTGCGTCTTTCACTCTTAAGTACTTCCAAAATGCTTTTATTTGATCTAAACTTTTAGGCTCTCCATTTATAAATTTAGGCCATTCTCTATGGCAGTCTATTTCTTTTTTTGACACATGAGCTTTGCTTTTTAGATGTGCAAATTCAAAACC